CTCACGGGTATAGAACATATTCAATAGAATACAAGGTGTTTTATGGTCATACTCATGATCCATATTCCGGAGCATGGGAAAAAATGCGTAGCTGGTTAAAAGATACTGGACTTATTTACCGCCGGGTTGATGGATCAAAAATTGTTTGTTCTGTTGTTTTTCTTGATTCTTCAGATGGGGAGAGGACATCGGCAGTATATCAATTTTGTGAGCCATACCCGGGGATTTTTCCGATCAAGGGCGACCAAGTTTTGAAAAAGAAAAAAGAAGAAAAGGGAGATGAATTAACCGGCTTGGCTTTTCGGCGTTATGCGATATCGAAAATTGGTGAGGCTCAAAGCCTTGTAACGATATCGACAAATTACTACAAAAATCTTGTGTATCAATCCCTGCGGATTAAAAGGCGGCCTACAGAAGAGCAGGCAGCAAGATTTTCTGAATTCCCCCGGGATTATCCGGACAGGTATTTTAAAATGTTGACCGCAGAAGAGCAGCGGGTAGACAAAAGTTTTCATGCCGGGGGCAGGCGCAATGAGGCTTTGGATTGCCGGGTATATGCCCTTTGTGCCGGGGATTATTGGCTTGATAATCAGGTTAATGCTATCAGAGAGGCGTATATTAAGCGCGGTATGGCCAGAGCAGAGGCAAAGCGGTTTTACCTCCATAGTCATCATATTGAGGCGCTTAAAAAAAGACGCTGGATCGAGATGGGCCGGAGTGAAGCGGCATAAACTGGATTCAAAATGATTATAATAGAAGATAATAATTTTTTTACATTTTTTAAGTTTTTTACTTGACTTTTATAATAAATAGGTATATATTAGTAGTATAAGACTTGAGGAGGTCAGTATGGAAAATTTGCCTTTAATTGCATATGGAAGTTTTGGAGTACATCTTTTAAAAAATCCTGCTGGAACATTTTCTTTTTTTGGAACTGTCCCTAATGTTTTTTGTAATAAAAGCTGGAATTCTTATACTGATGGATATCAGGCCTTAATTGATTGGCTTGTAAACTCTTCTGTTGATTTTCAAAAAGAAATGATTGTTGGGATGACTCCTAAATTATTTCAAGATTTTATGAATGCAAAATAATTTTTATAGACTTGAGGAGGTCAAAATGAGAACAGGAAATATTAAGAAAATCGAAAAAATGAAAAATGAAGGTTATAATGTCATCGATACACATTACACTACAGATGGAAAATTTGCCGATAGACATCATACTGGCAGCCTGAAACATTGGAATAACGGCACTGTTGTTAGAATTGGCTGGGATGCTTACAAATTACATGTATTTGTATTGATTGGTGGTGGTTGTTAATATGGATTTATACATTAACGAATCATTAACAGAAACGAACGATATCGTATTTGACTGTGAAAACTGCGGCTACACATCATGGGAAGATTTTGAAGAATGCCCGAGGTGTGGAAAAGAAATCGAAGAATGGTAAAATTTATGAGGAGGGAAACAATTGATCTCTCCTCATGGTCAACGGGGCCGCGAGGCCCCACTTTTAATGGAGGTTGATATGAAGAGGAATGAGAGAATTTTGCTTGAAGGTTATTATATAAAAAAAATTACTTCTAATAATTTTGAGGTAATGAAAAGATTTTCTGGAAATGTTATTGGAAATTATACTGATTTAGATGATGCCAAAGATGCTATTTTAGATAGGTATGTATAATGTCATCGCGCGAAGACTACGAAAATGAAGAATTCTACGACCGTGACGATTTCCATGACGACACGGAAGATTCTATCAGCTGGCAAGATCAAGCCTGGATTGATTCCGGCATGCGGCCAGACGATTTTTTATGGCCTAAATAAGTAAGCCCCGGTATGCTGCGTTGCGGTTTAGCCGGGGTGTTTTTTTAACGGGAGGATATTATGATAAAGAGATATAAATTATTATGGGGAATCCATAAAGGCACCATGATGTCAAGAGATGTTTGCGATAATGAATTTTTTGATTCGAAAGCTGATGCAATTCAACATGTAAAAAATAGCCTTAACAATACTGTATGGTCCGCTTTTGGGTATAAATTATGGTTTGCGAATTTGATAGATACTCAAACCGGAAAAGAAGAGTTAAACATTTTGCCTGCATGTCCATATCAGTAAATTATTTGAGTTTAAAATAACCACTCCCGGCATAGTCCGGGTACAGGAGGAAAATCATGTTACCGAAAAGAAATGAAACTTTTTTATCAATGGCTGAAATAGAAGAAAATGTTAAGAAAAAAATAAATCCATCAAAATGTGAATATATTAATGGGCACTTCTATCCTTGCAATCTAACAGCGCATGCCTTTAATTTTGGGGATGAATATCCTTTTGACAAAATACCTGAAATTATGCGTGACCTTAAAGCCGATGTTTGTCCGCATTGTGGATTTCGTTTCCGGCAGGAAAAAAAGCAGGAAGATGATTTATGGTTGATTCCTGGATGGTGTTATAAAGTTATACATGCCAATATAAATGAATCAATATTATGTTTTATGCATAAAAAAGAGAATAAATATTGGTTTTGTGATTATAATGGAATTTCATATTTTATTTTTCAAAATGAATTAAATGGTCAATTTTTTCCATTCAATACCCCCTGGTCCCATGTCCCGGATAATTGCACCGCGCTAAAAATCTATCCTGATGGATCGTGGAAATCAATCGGCGGCCCCGAGTTCCGGGGAATCTGGAAAGAATGCCCGCAGCAATTACGCCCTGCAGCCGGGGAAGAATTTGTCATCCGGTATAAGCCGGATTGGATGTAATAGATGGGCCGACCTTTGGGGCTTTTTATTTGGAGGATTTTGTGAGAATGACACAGCACGCGCTTGAAAGGCTTGATCAGCGTTATGGTTTTAAAGAAAAAAAAGATATTAACATGATTGCATCGAAGTTAAATTCAGATTTTATATTTATGGCAAAGATTCCTGAAGGTAGGGAAATTCGTCAAATCAAGCATAACAAAAAAGTTATTCAAGCTGTAATTGATTCTTGCAGAGATACTTGTATAAGTATCGTTCCTGGAAACAGGGAAAAACAGCAAGAATATGATTCTATAAAAAAAGAAATTGCTATTAAGATTGAAAGAAAATATGCTGATCCGATTGAAGATTTAAAAAGGCGTGTAAAATATTTAGAAGATAAAGTTTATTCTCTTGAAACGAAAAAACATAGTTTTATCAAAAAGTTTTTCTGGAAAAACAAATAATACTTAATAACAAAAAACCTTAATTAAAAAAACTCTTGACTTATTCCCGAGAGTATGCTTATACTCTCGGGTATGGCCTGCATTTCTTCTGCTGAACGTACAAGACTTCTCGAACAATTAGAAATTCTAAATACTCAAATCGAAAATGCAAATACCGCTCTTACTGCCGCTCTGGTAAATTCCGAGGTAGAAGAATACCGCACCAATACCGGGGAAGGCAGTCAGATGACTAAAAGGCGTTCCCCAAAGGAATTAAATGAATTAATTGATCAATTGGAATCAAGACAAAGTCAAATATACCGCAAACTATACGGAAAAAGTCTGCAAAATATGAACATGCGTAGGAAATCCTATAACAGGGGGCTATACTACCGTGGGCTCTACTAATTTTGTTTCCGACATTGCGGGCGATTTCAGAAATATCAGTAATTGGGTAAAGTCAAAAATATCTAAAAAGCCAAAAAACATAAAAAATAATCAAAACAGTCAAAATCATCAAAATAATAAAAATCGAGCCTCTACTGGTTTTTACAGCAGGGGATACTCTTCGTATAATTATGGCGATGACTCCGGGGGAGCAAAATGGCCTTACGGATTATCGGCTGATGGTAGCAGCCGAATTATTGACCATTATCTTATGAGGCAAAATGCCCGTGATGCATTTCATGATTCTATGGATGCCCGCGCTATCGTAGAGCGTATGGCTGATAGTGTTGTCGATATCGGGCTTATCCTTGATGCTACTCCGGACCATGAAATACTCGGAATAGCACCAGAGCAGGCTGAAAAGTGGGGAGCGGATATTTCCCGCAGATTTCACCTATGGGCAAAAGATAAAAAACAAAACAGATCGGGAGTAATGAATTTTTATCAGGCTCAAAGATTATACGAGATAATGCAACAGCGTGATAATGATATATTCGTTAGATTCTATTATTCAAAAAAGAAAACACTTCAAAATTCTCTTCAATACGAATTTATTGATGCAAATCAAATTAGAGGATGCGGCCTGACAGATACTTATGCACAATTTGACTATCAAGATGGTATAAAAAGAAATTCCGATGGTACGGAAAAATCATATCTTGTGTGGTTTACAGATCCAAAAGACGGAAAATACAAAGAAGTAGAAATTCAGCGTAAAGGTGCAAAGTCCGGTAAAACACAGATGATACATGGATTTAATCCAGAGTATGCTGGGCAACGTCGCGGTTATTCCCGTATAGGTTTTGCAATACAGGAATTAGAAAATATAACAGACTTAACACTTGCACAAATTAAAAAAGCAATCAATCAATCAAATCTTGTTTTATCAATTGAAAATGAAATTCAGACACCAGGGAATACTTTTTCTACGTTATCTCCTGATGTGTCGGCAACAGGTGAAAGATTAACAGCGACTCCAACACCGGCGGAATTATCGCGAGATATAAGAGTGTGCCCCGTACCGGAGGCAAACCTTGATACTCCCGGTAGTCTTCTTGCAGTCGGAAATGAGCAGGGTGATAAAATAAAAATGCTCGAAAATAAAACACCTGCCGAAAGTTTCAGTAATTTTGTGCAGGTGTTCACAGAGCGTCTCGCTGCCGCTGCCGGTATTCCGATTGAAGTTGTTTTAATGAAATTCGGTCAGAATTATTCTGCATCCCGTGCTACTCTTATTATGTTCTGGAGAATAGTTCAAATGTGGCGTGAAGAAATGGCAACAGATTTTTTAAATGAGATATATATAATGTGGCTTTCAGAAGAAATTTCATCCGGCAGAATAACAGCAATGGGATGGCAAGATCCTGTTTTACGTGCTGCCTGGATTTCTTGCCAATGGATAGGTGCGCCGCTCCCGAGTATTGATCCTAAAAAAGAAAGTGATGCAAGAAAAAATAATTTAGAAATGAATCTGACAACGCTTGAACGTGAGGCGCGTAACCTTAACGGTTCAAGCGCTGTTGATAATATTCTTAAGAATCAAAAAACATTTCCGGAATTGCCTATCCCATCATGGGGCAGTAATTCGGCTGTCGAAATAGAAGACGAAGAGGAGGATGAAAATGGCGAGTAGTTTTGTAACGTGTCCGGCTAATGCATGGACTAAAGTTGCTACTGCAGTAACTACGGGCACTATACACAAGGTAAGCGCAGCACCATCTATTTACCTTCAAGCCTATGTTGCTACTGGCGGGGCTGCTCCTGTCGGTCGTGGTGTCGGAGTTCCTGCTTTTAAAGATTCTATTACGGGTGATACATCTGAAATATCAGATTCAAGCGCTATTGATGTTTATTTGTGGGCAGATGGTGTGGCAGGAGAAGTGAGGGTTGATATATGATAGGATCTGGAAGATTATCACCAATATTAACAAAAGATGGTGGAATAGCTATTCCTTTTATAAATAAAACTGGTGCACCATCTATAAAAGGTTATATTGTTGAACCATCAAATACAACGGATAACGGAGTTAAATATACAGATAACGACGATGTTGATCCAATAGGAATAATGTACAGTGAAGGAGTTGCCGACGGAGAGGAGGTTCTTGTAGTTGTTGGTGCGATTGCTGATGTGTATTACGGGACAGCAGTCACAAGAGCCACATTTTCAAGAGTTCCAGTTGTTGCTGATGGTGTTGCATCTGGTCAGGCTGTCAATGAGGCTTTGCCGACTTCACCATTTGCTACTGATAAACATTTCCAGGAGATAGGACATCCCATAGAGAGCCGAGGAACTCCAGGACTTGCAAAAACAGTTTTGCATTTTAATTAAGGAAAATTATGAGTGATTTTACGTCAACAGTAACATTTAATAATCCTGCTCTTTTTATTCATGATAGTAACAAAGTTAATATAAATGGTACTGCAAATTTAAAATTACAGGATAATCCAGGTCAAGATTTTATTGAAGAATTTCTTAATGATACAGGGTTTACTTATAATCCACTTAAAGCAGAATTTCCTGGGGATAGGGTTCAGCAGAAAGACACAAGAAATGGCGCGCTATTTGGAGCTAATTATTCTGTTAATCAAAATGCTTCGTGGTCAACTGGTTCTGATGTTGGAACGTTATATGGCGGTGCGGCTATAACGTCAGAACAATTAGATTTATCTGGCGGTGTAAAGTCATATGTAAAATATACTTCTACGGATAATCTTGGGATAATACAAGGGACTATAAAATTTAAAATTACTCCACAATACTCTGGTAG